ATATCAATACTGATAGCTTCCAACCCATATTTATCACAAACTTTTTGAAGAAAGCTATTCGTATGTTGATGTTTTTGAAGATCGTGTCAGTGTTCTCGTAGCCTAGAATATAGATTTTTACTACTGCCTATATATGAATGTTCTACTACAGATAATCTATAAATACCACAGAGCTTTTTAAGGCCCTTTAATTCGGAAAAATTTAGTCCTTCTTTATACATAAGTGTTTAATTTTCAGTCGTATAAAGATACAAATTTTTCCTTAAAAATGCAAGTTAATCTCCCGGTTCTTCAAGCTGAGCCATGTTCAACTTCGTGAATCCCATATTACGCTCTTCCGCAATCTGCCGGATTATGGAAGTCTTACCGATACCAGCAGATGCTTCGATGGAGATAGCTATAGGTTGCTTGCCCTGCTCCTGAAGCTTAAGATTATTGTCAATAGTATAATTCACCAGGTTTTTCACCTGACCCATAGATACTGTACTTGTTGCCATGATTGTTTCTTGTTGTTGTTCTATTTTCTGTTTATTGTTTCTTTGGTATAAATGCGACGGATGCACCGTTGACCTTATATTTGGCACGGTTCGACTGGTCACCATTCGATGATATAACCCAGAGAGTGTCCTTCGGCGTATCTCTTGGTATTTCGCAGTAACCATCTGTGAAATACACGAGTGCATCATATAATCGTTTATTTTTATTGAATCTATCCACTACTGGGACGAATGATGTTCCTCCGCCACCATGCAGTGTGTCGTTAGGTTTTCCTTTATAGTCATATTCGTATTGGATTCTCGAATCACATTCAATGACATGGAAATTAGCTACTTGGGAAAGGGTCTTTATCTGACTGAAGAACTCACGATACTCAGGCATTGATACCGAACCGGATGTGTCTATTCCGACAAGGATATTTGACTTACGCCTATGCCTGTTACCTGCCGCATCCGGGAATCGTCTTGATTCACGCTTCTTCGATTTACGGATGAACTCTGAGAACTCATTGCCGAGATAGCGACGAAAATAGCGTTTCCAGTCAGCTACCGGTTTCGGTCTTTTCTTCTCCCTGAGCATCTTTATCTTTCCTGCCAGTTCTCCCGGTATGTCACCATGAGCCTTTTCAACTTCTTCAGCAGCAAAGACCATCATATCCTCTATAGTCTGCTTGATTTGTTCCGCTTCATTCTCATCCATAGTATCAGGCCACTGGCTATGGTCATCGAACTGAGTGAACGAGTCAGCGTATTCCTTTGAGACTTGCTGTTGCGGCTGAACACCTTGATTAGAATTGTCAGGAGTAGAAGGCTGAGCATTCTGCTGTGAGTTTTGATTCTGATTCTGTTGAGGCTGGGATTGTTTCTGTTGCTGACCAGAACCCTGTCCTCCGTTGCAAGGCTGACTTGGACTCTGGGCATTGGCCTGTTGAGATTGAGTCTTCGGCTGGTTATTAAGAATAAGCCTTAAGTACTCACGAGTACCAAGCATCTTGTCCCAGCCGAAATCCTCAGCCCAGAGAGCACCGACTTCCTTCTGCATTCTTTGTTTCTTCAGATAAGAATTAACCTCGAGGTCAGCGGCTATGTTCCTGAGCTTATGCATTTCAGGAGTATCATGCTCATCTTCTCCGTCCCATATTGTAAAATGATTCAAACAGATATGCAAGACCTCATGGCGAATGAGCTCAAGAACAGTATCTGTATTGAACCTGTTTACAAAATCAGGATTATAATAGAGTCTGAAGACATTTCCTGACCGTGTTACCCCGAGGGTTTCTATTTTCTGTGTAGCCACCCTTTCCATAGAGGACAGTATGATTCCATAATACGGTTCCTCCATAGTGAAGAGCATACATATCTTTTCAAAATCCATCTTGGTACTTTATTAAAGACAGTCTCCCATATAATAAAATATAGGAGACTGTCGATATTAATCTATTTATTGTTTCCGGTAACAGACTTGAATTCTAGTGCATGGAACCTTATTTCTGGTCTTCTGGATTGATTCTTACCGATGCCGAATTCAAGGATTGAGCCTTTTTTAGCATCATAAGCTTTGGCAATGGTTTCAGTCAATTTATATGAATTAACCGTTATTGCCAGTTTTCTTCCACTTCTGATCCTAAGGATATGCCCTTTATTTTCCTTGTTGAACACAAGTGCAAACTCACCGGTAATATCGTTGAATGCCAGTTGAACAGCATCAAATCCATCGTTCGTAATTGATTCCGAGAAATCCTGAGAGAAATATACACGATACTGTTTGTCAATATAGTAAACTCGCATGGTATTTTTAGGCATTCTCTGCCCGCCGTGTCCGGAAGAGGATACCGTATCCAGAATCTTGAATGAAGAGGAGAGGTTTGTGCTATTATTTTCCATAACAGGTTCTACTTTAATACTTTCAAGGGTTAACATCGCGGGTTCGTGGTAATTCTTACTTTTTTTGATACCGAACATGGCTACTGAAGATAAGTTATTTGGCAAAGACGGTTGCCAACAATATCATAATTACGCTTTTTCAATTCGTCCCAGAGTTGCTGGTCGGTGAAATTGACAAGAGAGAGGATTGCAGGCTTTACTGTCTGAGTGCTGACGATAGGGTAGACTTCCTCTTCTACGGTATTCCTTGCAACCATTTTCAGCTTATTCTCCTTCCTTTCCTGAAGAACATTATAAACTTTGTTATATATGGCTCTTCCTGGCTCACTACCGACCCAGTGATATGAAGGCTTCGTCTTGTTTCCCTCGTTGTTCACGAGCCCGATTTCCTGCAGGATAGAACCGCAGTTCTTGAAGAGCAGATTCTTGCTATATTTTGCAAAACCGTCCGTAAGAGGCTCATAACTTGTAAGGTCAAAGATAGTCTTTACTGTGTTGGCAATACGCTTCTTATACGCTGTAAGTTTTCTGTTGTTTGTGGTTCTCATATTGTTTCCAGATTGTTTTTAATGTTTTTACTCCGTGTGTTTTAACTAAATCGCTTGGATCTTTTGCTAAAAATTCTTTAGGTATGCAAATGTTTTTGAGTGCAGGATATAACTCAATTAGTTTTCTGGCGTTATCCTGTCCTGGATTGTCTTTTTCGTGTGTGAAATCATTGTCGTACCAGAGATATACGTTCTTGAATCTGTCAAGCACCTGTTTCATTACCTGCGGTTTAGGTATATAACCTTCACCCTGAAGGGCCATAGCAGGTACTCCGAGGTTATACCACAGGCACATGGCATCTTTTCTTGACGAGGTGATGATAACGGCTTTGTCTGATTTCTTCTCGGCAAAGAGAAACGCCTGTTTCCATAAGTCCCATACAGACGCATCATGCTTTGACAGCCATTTCATAGTCTGGGAATACGGCTGATAGAGTTTTATGCTCTCCTTACCGTCTTTCCATTCGAAATAAGCATAGGCATATTTATCCATCGGTACTGTAATGGTGCTTTTTTTTCCATCAATCTCCCTAGTGAAGAAGGCGTGCGATACTGGATAGACATTGCACCACTTGGCGAACTCCTCAGGGATTCCGAAGGAATTCCAGAACTCCCTATCCCAGTCTTTCCATTCCCGTACTTTAACTTTAATCGTAGAATTGCTTGTCAGATGTACCTTACCGTTATATCTTCTGATAAGACTGAATCTTGGTATCTTGTTTTCTGTGTCAAGCTTGATTTTAAGGAGGGCTTCGGAATAGGTGACATTCCAGAGTTTAGCCATCAGTTTGACTATATTCCCAGATTCACCTGTTCCGAAGTCTTTCCATGTAACCGTGCTTTTCCATTCCTGCAGAGAAAAGGAAGGCCTGTCATCATCATCCCTGAGAGGGGATTGTATTGTCACAGGAAGGTCTTCCCTGATACCAAGATATCTTATGAGGATATCCCTATCAGACATAGAGACATCCTCACGAGATATTGACAGCTTCGTTTTCCTTGTTGCAGTTATCATGATTAATCAAACGGAAGATCGTTGTCGTCACTGTTGTCGGCAACGAAATTACCGACCTCATCGAACATGGTCCCACTCTTTTCCTCCACAACTGTGGCGGTTGCGGTCCATTCTTTTACAGGTTCGGCACTGAAAGTATAATCTGATGATGAATATCTGTCCATAAATTTGTCAATAAGACGTCTTGCTCCGGGATACTCTCCTGAGTTCCTGTCGGGAAGTGCGCCGTTTCCAATATATCCGCTGTTAAGGAAGGTCTGATAACTCCTGTTGTCATCGGTATTCCTGAGACCAAGAACAACCTTGACACAGTTATCAGGCTGAAGTGAGATATACTGTGCGAGCTCGCTGATGTCACCGTTGCACAGTGCGTTCCAGTTGTCTATAGTGAGCTTACCTGGGTTCTTGGAAGCTACCCATGCGTTCTTTGCCCTGTCAAACACCTGCATAGGGGTCACATTGAGATACCTGAACAGGAAATTGACAAGCTCTTCCTCTCCCTGATGGCAGAGTTTGTATGGGGTAGAGATATTCGCTTCTCCACTGGAATAGACTGGAATCTTATGGGCTGTAATCTCAGCCTTTGTTCCCCATGCGGTACGACCAAAGGCATCGATAATCTTAGCCTTGTCGCCAGTCTTGTTCACGGCAATCTCCGACCTTACCCAGAAATCCAGAGGGACGATGGGTTTCTCATCGAGGTCCTGAATCTGGACAAGGAAACGTACCCTGGCATTCTTTATGGGCTTACCATTGGCATCGGTCTTATCCGTTACATAAGTAGGTTCCGGGGCATCTTCGGCGATACTCCAACCGAACTTACGAAGCTTTTCATTATTAGGATTGATGGCAACCACATTGACGGATGCAACACCTACATACTTACGGACATCAACGAATTCCCCATTGGAGGGAGTCTTGCTTACATTGTAATTTTCAATCATAATTAGTTTGTTTTAAGTTTATTATCTTTTTCTTTTTCTGTTAATAGATTTTCATTTTTGAACGGGGGAATAATAGAGTCCTGGCGTTCATATTCTTCGCCTTTCCATCTTGCTTCCCACAAGTCATCAGAAGATTCTCCGTCTCCGAAAAGTTCCACGAGTACGTCAGGATGCTTCTTAGCTACATCAGTTATCCATTCTTCAAGATCATAAAGCTTAGCGTAGCAATTGCCGGAGTCTATAAGTTCTTTCACAATGAAGTCTATCTCTCCATTGTATTTGCTTATTTCAAGAAGATCATTTTCGAAGGCTTCAACCTCTTCTGGTTCTCCTTCGAGCTGTAATGAGTAAGCAGTATAGTATCCCATGTCAGAACTCCTCCTCCTCGTGGTCGTCTACCGCATCCGTCTGGATGTAAGCAACCACATTTACGTGTTTCTTGACCGTGTTACGAACAAGCTCATCGACAACTTCGAAAGGAAGCATATAATCGTTGACGAGTTCTATACTGGACTTCTCCGCATTCTCGAGTGCGTTTTCTATTTCGGCTTCGAAAGCCTCGATTTCCTTTACAGTTCCTTTGTAACGGATACCGTATTTAGAACAATACTTTCCCATATCAGTTCCACTCTTCAGGTGCATCAGGCCAATCATCGAGATTTATCTCGGACATCTCAGTTTCATTTTCAGGAATGTCTTCAACCTCTTCCGTGTCTTCCGTAGGTTCTTCCTCTTGTTTCTCATCAAGAGTTGCATCACTTTCCCATTCTCCGGAATCCTCGCTGAGAGTAGAATCACTGGTATCCTCCTCCTCTTCCTCAACATTATTATCATCGAAGATGGTATCTACAATAGTCTCCTCTTTCTCTTCCTTCTTCTCTTCCTTCACCTCTGCCGACTCCTGTTCGACAGCAGCTTTCTTTCGAGGTTTCCTGGTACTGGTAGTAGTGGAAATCTCAGGACCGTTATCCCGTGCGTTCTTCCAGAACTCATACTGTTCCTCAGCTTTTGCAAGGCTTGCATTGAGTCCGGCTTTCGCCTCTTCACACTTCTTTCTGTATTCTTCGTCTATGTTCTCAAGGGCTTTCTTTACCTGTGAGATCATCGACTCAAAACCCTTGATAACTTCGTCGAAATAAGAATTCGTTTTCTTTTCAGAATTTTCCATATTGGTTCTAATAATTAATAGATTTGTTTAAAAGTTATAATGTTTAATGTAATCTGCTGGAATATTAGAAGTTAACGTATATAAGAAACTGTTGTCCTTGGTCCCGTCAAATACGGGTACATAAATAACCGGTTTGTCGCTTCTCATAACACGTCCAACCTCCTGTACAGTTATTCTTGAAGTACCTCCGAGCTGCACGATAACACCACAATCTATATCCACCAAATTCTGACCTTCGATGAGTTTTCCTACCACATAAAGTGAATTTATCTCATGGTTATTGAATTTATCAAGATGTTTCATCGAGGTTGGAGATTTTGATGTGAATGCATGGTCACCGCCAAGCTGTTCGGCTTGTTTGATGGATGAGCAAAAACATAGGAACCGTTTACCTTGTTCATCGAGTCTGTTACACAGCATCTGTATCATAGCCTGTTTCCTCTGTCCAAGGAATCTCTTCCTGTCACTCCCTGCTTTGAGCATCTTGAGTTCAAGAAAGCGATTAGGTCTTTGTGTATATAAGTCCTTATAGGTTTTTACAGTTTCCTGGAGGATATCGTAATAAGCCTTGTCGGTATAGTAAGCACCCTGATAGGGATTACGACGTATGGTATCATCCAGGGCCATGTGACAGACATTTACGGTAGGAGAAGGGAGTATGTTCCATTCTATCGCTTTTTTCAGGGACACATAGGATTTTTCAAATCTACCATACGCATCTTCTAATGCTTTTGTTTCCTCTTCATCAATGACAGCACCCAATGCCAATACATATTTGCCATGTACGGTATCACATATAGCCCGTCTTTTCGCTGTATCCACGTGCGGTGATTCATCGAATACGAGGAGGTCCCATCTTGTGTCTTTGTATTTATGGAATGAAGCATAGCAGGCGATTGTTACTTTCTCCCTGTTGACTTGGAATTTATCAAACTCTACTTCCCAGTTCTGTATGTTATTCTGCTCAGGAACTAATATCAGACAATCCATATCAGGATTGTCCTTAAGGAATCGCAACGCCACCCCGCTCTTGCCACAGCCGGTACACCACTGGCATATCAGCCGATGTTCTTTTGCGAGCCTGTGTGCTGCGATTCCCTGAAGTTCATCCCTAGTCATCAGACGAATATTTTGGACATATCCATTTTGAGGTTATTATTCTCATCGGATTCTCCAACTACGAATTGCTTACCCCTAAGATGGAGTGGCCTTGCTTCTCGGATATCTCCTGCTCCTCCTTCAAAAGAGATATAAGTCTTGTTTCCCTCACGATAAATATATCCTACAGCATCAGCCTCACCGCAGATAATATCTCCAAGTTTGCCAGCCAAATCGACGACGAGCTTGGAACTTTCTGCTCCGTTAAGCTGAATCTGCTTATCCTTGACATGACATACAAGAATCAACGTGTCGCAGAACGGCATGAACATATGGATAACTTCCTTTAGGGCGTTCCGGAGATACAGATATCCGGATCCATTTGGAAGAAGCCTTACGTCAGCTTTCGCATCAAGGACTGGTTTGTTGTTACTATCTTTTACGATGTTATTGTTCTTATCACGCACGTATCCCCAGTTCTGACCCATAGGAGTCTTACGATACAGAGAAGCGGCATAGATAAGACACATTTCCTCAAGCCTGGTGGCGTTGTCGATAGTAATATACTTATAAGGTTTCTTTCCTGTCTCTTTCATTTTCTTTTCGAGAGCAGCCTTTATTGCAAATATGTCATAGATATCCTTTGCAGGTGTTACCATGACATCAAGAGCACGATAACCGTCTTCCAGGTCTATGATGAGATTGTCATCAAGAGAGGCTACGGTAGACGATTTACCGCTCTTGGGGAAACCAAAGAGAACTAAAAGCCTTGGGTTATAATTAACAGCTTTGCGTCTCTCAGTCGGCAGAATCACTTCTTTTACTTTCATTATCAATATTCTTTAAAATGTCATTAAAATCTGGTCCTTTAACAGTCTGTGCATCGACATAATCCCTAGCATCTGGATTCGTAACCAAGGTGGAATTGACGAATTGAAGCATCTCTGCAAATTCATCCTTATTCCTTAATGCCTGGATAATACCTATGCAGACCTGATAGAGTTCATTGTCGTCATCACAATCCAGAAAAACCGTGAAGACATCATCTATACGGCTTACGGAGAACAGTGTCTTGTCTTCGCTCTTATCCATTACTAAAAAGTTTCTTTATGAATGAGAACAAGGCAAGCGAGCTAAGTTTCTTCTGCTGCCTGTAAGACCTTATGTTCTGTGCCTTGTTATAGAATTTTGTAAGTTCATTTATATTGTCAGGCTTCGGCAATTCTTCAAAATCACATACGGCTCCGTCAAAGAATAACGGACATATTCCTCCCATTTCGCCGTTTCTATTGGCAAGCACATAAAGGAATCGTCCGTAATTGCGAAGACCAGTACCGTCTGCATCCTGAATCTTATATCCCAACCATGTAGGTAAACCGAATCTTGATGGATCAAACAGACCCAGAACCAAATCGGCATCCCTGGCTGTGTACTTTGAATCAGCCAGACCAGCACTTGAAGGTGTCATCTTCTTCTGTTTGATTGCATCCAGTCCTTCGGTATCAGAAGCCTGCTGCTGAATAGCCACACAGGTATAGTGAAATCTGTTACGAAGATACTTGACGAAATACTCGCTCATCTTGTCGATGGCATCTTTCGTCCTGAATCCCTGTTCCCTATCCACCAAACCGATATGGTCAATGATGACTATCTTGTAGTGATTGGGGTCGTTATCCACATAAGAATCGAACACTTCCACTTCTTTGAAAGCATTACCTTTCGACGGAATCTTATGGGATGTGTACTTACCTACTTTTTTAGCATAGGCTTCACACACCCTCAATATTCCTGTAGGATTGGTATCCTCGGTCTCGAACTGGACACATTCTTCAAAAAACCTAAGTCTTTCCTGATATGGCTCACTATTCAGTTTTTCAAGTATCTCTTCAGGTACGGGATAATCAGATGAAGTTGAACGAAGGTCGGTAGGGGAGATGCGTATTCCGTCAAGATGATATAACAGATAGCACATATACCTCTCAACTATCTTCTGCGTCGCTTCCTCCAGAGAGAAATACAGAATATGGACTGAGCATTTCGTAGGATTCTCAAAAGCATAGTCCAAGGCTTTGAAAACATATACGAAATCTGCGTAATTTGACTTTCCGGTTTTCTGGTTGGCTGAGACTACTACATATTGTCCTTGCTCTATACCAGGAAGTTCGTTTCTGAATCTCTTGAAAGGTAATGGAATACAGTTTACTCCTCCAGAAAGGACATTTTCCCTTCTCTTTCTTAGATTGTCAATAACCTCATCTGTAGATGACAAACTGTTCAGTCCTTTTGCGTATTCATTGAATTCTTCCAAGGTCAAAGATATTTTTGAAGAATTTGTACCTTCTATCATATTAATTCTCCTTGTTCAAGAGTATTACTGCTTTCAAATATTGCGGCGAAGTCTTCCTGGGCGTCCATTGCAGCTTGTCCTTCAAGCAGATCGGCAAGATTAGATTTATAGCTGCAAGTAATCTTACCGCTTTTTGAAGAAATCATATCCGAAGTCTGCTTGTAAATGAAATACTTCAGTACCTGCATATACTTGGCATTGTTCTCATACTGTGCAAGATATCTACGTGCAGCACGCAAGCAATCATCGATAGTGTATTTATCACCGAGATTACGCTCTTTCCACAAGAACTGTAACCTCTTTGCAAGATTGCCTACCGAATCTCTCCAAGGCCATTTGCCATCTTTCTCTCCTGCTGGCCATAAGTCACGAAGCTTAGTGGCAAGTTCGGTATAGAAATCCTTGGAGTTGTTCTGCAAATCCTCAACTGCCGCCTGATACCCTTTTATGTAGATATCCCTATATACCTGGAATCTTCCAGGACCGGGATAAAGCTTATTTGCCTTTTTTATCAAATCCGGCAACGAGAGTTTCATGACTAGTTCTTCTGATGCTTGTTTGCGAAATAGAATATCAGAAACAGCATGATTGCCGTGAATCCTGCAACACCGACTCCGATGAATGGTTCTCCTTGAATAACAAGATAGAACCCGAGACCAACAGCAATCAACAGGCAAATTGCCAGAAACGCAGAAAACAAAATCTTAAACTTGTTCATAATTATTTATTTTTAGGTTCATATTTTACACAAGCTACCTTCGAAGACTGGGCATTATAGAAATACCCTT